CCGAGGGCCTGCATGACCATCCGGGAGACGTGCTGGTACTCGTCGGACTTGGGGAACACCTTGAGCGGCATTTCGGTGATGTCCACGCAGCCGTAGTATTCCATGAGCTGCTTGTCCTTGAGGTCGGGGAACTGCAAAGCCTCGACAATCATATGCCGGGAGGCGCGGGCGCTGTCCCTCTCGGTCTTCCAGACAACCTCGCCCATGTAAATCAGGGGGTTGCCCTTCTTGTCGGTGGCGATTGTTCTGGTGCGGTACATATCGTTGATTTTGGTGATCTCCGCCTGCGAAAGCACCTTGATTTCCAGTGGGAGGATGTTCCCCTCCTCGTCCCGAATGGTGTCCGGGCCGGGAACGGTGACGATCTCCGGCTCCTTGCTGCGCATGAAGTATTTGAGGTCTTTCTTTGTCGCCATTGTGATATACTCCCTTCAAAGTGATACAGGCCCCGCCCGGCGTGGGCGGGGCTGCCGCTGGTTAAACGATGTCCTTGGCGTTGAACGCGATACTGTCCTCGACGACCTGCCCGCCGCTGTCGAGGTTGATAAGGTTGAGGTCGCCCGTCAGGACACAGCCGACGCAGGTGATCGTTTCTGCGCCGTTCTCGGCATAGTAGTCGCTGTTCTCGTCGTTCATAATCCCTTGGATGGTGAACTCCGGCGTTCCCTTGTCCTTGTTATAGCGCTGGATGGCCTCGCGCAGCCACGGAGTGCTGCGCCTGCGGGTCATGTTCCCGGTGATCTGGCAGCCCAGCCACCGGGAGCTGGGGGTGCGCTCTCCGAGCTGCCGCCCCGTCCAAACGTCCGGCGTAAACTTGATCTCGCACTTGACGCTGTCGAGGACTTCGATGCCGTCGATGAAGACCTTGCCCTCTCGGAGAGAAATGGGGTTTTTGTTGTACTGCATGAGAGACATTTCGCTTTACCTCCCTTCTTAGCGCGTGGTGACGGTGAAGTAGAACTTCTCCGCGCTGTCCACGGGCTGAATGCCAACATTGACGAAAACCTCGTCGCCGTGGGATGCCTCCCGGTCAACGAGGAAGTCCTTGTCGTAGTCGATGCCCCGGATGGCTCCTACGCCGCCCTCGGACTTGAGGCCGTACAGCTTGAGGATGGTCTTGCCGATACCCTCCATGGCGTTCCAGCCGTCGTCGTCGTTGTCGAAGCGGTTGGGCGGGAAATTGAGCTGGACACTCTCGCCGAAGCTGTCCATCACCCGGAGTACCCGGTTCTTACGCCAGCTCTTGGCCTTTCTCTGCCGGGCGAAGGAGACAAGGCTGTTGATGTCGTACTCCACGACGACCTCGTTCGTCTCGTTGAAGGAGAAGAAGAACTTCCCGGCCTTGATAGCGGCCACAGCCTCGGTATGAGAGAGCAGGCCGTGGATGTCCGAAGCGTCCTCCACGGGCTTATAGGTGTTACTGGTGACACAGTCCGCGCCTGCGTCTGCTCCGGCTACCCACGCCGTTGCCATGGTCGCGTCAACGACGGTCTCGTCGCTCAAGACGTAGCCGTTGCAGACGTTGATAATGCCCTCGTAGTCCGCTGCGTAGTTGGCGATAACCGCCTTGCGGTACTTGCCAACGTCCTCGCGCAGGTACTTGATTTTGCTGACAACGGCGGTCATAAGGCTGCTGTTCTCCTTGCTGTCCAGCGGGAATGCCATCGTGTTCCAGTGAATCGCCTCCGAAGCGTCGAGGAAGCGGGTGATGTCGATGGTGTTGGTGGTGCCGTTGGTGCCTCCCGCGAGGCTGATCGCGGAGAAGTCTTCCAGCGCTGCCTCCTCGTCGCCCTTGAAGATAATCCAAGAGGAGCCTGCGGCCATCAGGTCGCCCACAGTGTTCAGCCCCTCGAACTCCTCCACAGCGGAGTTGTCGAGGTAAACGGTGACATCATAGCCGCCGTCCTCATTGGCGACGCAATCGAAGCTCAAATCGTTGCCGCGCTCGCCGCCGTACATGGCCTTGGCAGTGAGCGTCGTGGGAGTGGTAGGGGATTCCGGGGTTTCGCCGCTCTCCGCTCCTACGTTGCCCTCTCTGCCCTCCTCCGGCGCAGGGGTAATGATGTCCTCAATATTGACGCTACCGCTGGCCTGCTCGCCCTGCGCCGGGATATAGAGGATGATCTTCTTGGCGCTTTTCAGCGCCTCCTTCACCAGCAACAGCGGGGCCTCGTAGACGCTGTAGCCCAGTTTGGCATACTGCGCGTCCGGGGAACCGTTCTCGATGGTGATAAACTCCTTGGCAGGCCCGTAGTTGTGGCCCAGCAAAGGCATAATGACGGTGCCGCGCTCGGCGATACCGATAATGGTCTGCTCGGTGGTCTGCCAGTTGATATAGGTGCCGGGCCGCTCTTTCAGAGACAGCTTGCTCCACGTTCCTCCGGCCATGGCTTACCCCTCCTTCCTCTGGCCCAGCGAGACAGGGGTGTTGAGCCACTTGTCGATGTGGGCCTGCATTTCCTCCACGGTGTACCTGCTGCCCTCCGGGATGCCGACGGTGGCCCCGTCGAAGGTGCTGGGAGTTACCCCGAACAGCTTGACGCAGCTCCGGCGCAGCTTGTCGATGGGGATTTTGCGCTCCGCCTCCGCTTTCGGCGCAGGGGGAGCGGCCTTGGTCTTATTCGCCATCTGGTGATTCCTCCTTTTTGGAAAATAGAATGTGAGTGATATTGACTTTGGATGGCTCGTCGTCGGCGTAGCTCCTGCGGCTCGTCCACTCAATCGTGAGCTGCGCCACGCCGACATCCCCACGCTTGAGGCCGGGGTCTTTGAGGCGGAGTTTCTTCCCGGTCGCCTCCCCGTCCTCGTTCAGCAGTGGGACGTAGTTTTTGGCCCTTTTGAGCGCGGTCAACACTCTGCGGGCGATTCCGTGGGCCTCCTCTGTCGTGTCCGCAAAGACGTTGATGTACCATGCGTACTCCGAGGCGTAGGTGCCGAGGGTGTCGCCGCCCGTGTCGATTTCCGGTTGCGGGAAGTACATGGCCGGACGCTTAAAATCCTGCGGAACGTCCCAGTAATAGGGATTGATGTCCCCAGCGGTGCGGAGTGCAAACGCCATTACGCTCGCTGCCTCCTGCTCCAATTCGATGTTCTTTGCCATGTCCTACACCCCCTCGAAAAACCGTTGTAGCCACTCCCGGAGCTTTGCCTCCGCGCTGGCCTTGAAAACAGGCTCAAAGGCCCGTAGAGCGCCCTCAAAATAGTGCGCCCCCTCTACCCAGTGCTGCTTGAGGAGCATACCCGTCTTGGCCTCCGGGTCGTAAATGAAGCGGTCGCCCTCCCAGTAGCCCGGCACCCAGCGCCGGGCTACCCCTCGCGGGTTCGTCCAGTGACCGTCATTCACAAAGGCGGCATACTCAAGGTTCGTCCCGACTTCCAATGTGAGGCCGCCGTCCGACAGGCTCCATACGTTACCGTCTCCTCCCCTCTCGAAGCTGGCGAGGAGGAGGCGGGTGTCTATCACCTTGCGCCGCACAATCTCGTCCTGCAATATCCGCAGGAACTCGGAGCCGACGGCCTCGATGTAAAGCTCGAACTCTGCGCGGAAGTCTCCCCGCGCTGCCCGCTCCATGCGCCGGAAGAACTCTCTGTACTCGCTCATATCGAACGTCACAACAGACACTAAAGCGCCTCCTGTCCCGTGTTCCTCTTGATGTAGACGAAAATGTGGTGATTCCTGACGTTGACGGGCTGCTCCGCTGTGTATTCCAGCCTTGTGGCGCAGTCCACGATTTTGTCGTTGATGCGCACGTCCGTACCGATTGGGAGGGTGAGCTTTGTTTTCGCCTCCAAGAGGTTCGCTGGGGCCGTCTGCGTGGTGGTGACGTTTGCGGGCTTCACGCCGAAGTGACACGCCTGTTTCTTGATGTCCGGCTCCTCCGGGTAAGAGAAGGAGGGCGAAGCCGCCAGCCCGAAGCCGGGGGACTTGCCCTCCTTCTGGATATGGTAGATGTCGCAGGTGTGGTTAAGCAGGGCCTCCAAGCTCATATCCGCACCTCCTAAAGCCTGCGCATACGCATAGTGACGGTTCCGCTGGCTTGCTTGATTACGAAGTCGTCCAGCAGGGCCGCGAGGTCGAGGGCCTTTACGAAGTCCTCGAAGGTGCCCTCGCCTGCGGTGTAGGAGT